ACACCATCTGCACTATCTGTATAATCTATTCTTGGTACATCTCTACCAACCACTTCTATTAATCCTTCTTTGTTAACTCTTGTAGCAATACTATTTCTAGTTGTTGTAAAAGGTAGAGGTTTATAATTTCCACCTTCGTCATTATAAGACAATGTAGAGCCTTTCTTTGTAGCCCAAGTTCCGTTACCGAATTTAAGTTTCTGTGCCATATTATTCTATTGTGTATAATTGTCCTTGTGCCATATCTGTAAAAGATGTCCAAGAACTGATTTTTTCTAGTTCGCTATCTGTTAATGCTGAATTGTAGTATTGTAGTTGTTTAGTGTTTCCGTAGAAATCTGCATTACCACTTCCATCATCAAAATTAACATTAGTTAAAGTTCCACTTGAAAATGTTGTGCCACTTGTATCTGTTGCTAATTCAATTCCATTAACCCAAAGAGCAAAATCATTTACTTTGTATTTAATTGCTATTTTATTAAATTCAGTTAAATCTGAAATTGTTATGTATTCATTAAATTGTAAACTGCCATTAGATAAAAATACTCTTATTTGATTTGATGTAGATGTATATTCTAAAACCAATACTTGTGAATTTGAACCATTGTTTAAAGTAACTTTTCTACCAGTTCCATCATTAGCTAAAGCACTTCCCTCAAGCATCAAAACACCTTCTGAATCGTTAAACGTAGCTGCATCTCCAGAGTCAGTAGCAGTTTCTGCTGAACGAGTAGTTGCGCTTCCGTTGGTTTTGATATAGCTTGTTGGATATGAGCTATTTTGAAAATCAGCACCCCACAAATAAACATTTCCTAATCCCACATTAACACCATCACTACTAACAAAAATTTGAGCCAAAGAATTTGTATTATTTCCTATAACAGAACATTTATACCACCCATTTGGGTATTTCTCTATTTTTGTATCAATAGTGTTTATTGTACTTCCTAAAACTCCATTTTTTATATCAAAAAAAGCGTAAGAACCAGTTGAACGTAATCTTATATATTGAACATCTTTGTATTTTGCAAATACACTAAAAACTCCATCTCCACTACCACCTACATTATCATAAATATTACCACCAGAACTTGTAACTTGTAATTCATCTGCGTTTAAAGTTCCATCTGGAGAGATTATACTGTCAATTATTATAGTTACATTTGATTTACTCCAAGCTGAATTATCAAACGCTTCTGAATAAGGTAATACATTAGTCCTCTGTGGTTCTAAAATGTGATGTGGACACCCTACAACTTTACCATCAATCATTGGATAGTTTAATCTTGATTGTCCGTTTGCAACTTCTTCTATTAGTCCTTGTGAGTTTATTCTTGTTGCCCTACCACTTCTACTAAAGTCAAAATCTCCTACACCACTTGATGGTAGTACAGAAAACAACTCGCTTCCTTGTGAAGCTGGTATTAATGCTAATTTTGGTTTTGCCATTTGTTTTAGTTTTGTATATCTTGTATTCCTATTCTATGAATTGAATCTGCTAAACACTTAACTGCTTCAACTTCTTGTCTGTCATTCATATTAAACTGCCCTTGTATCATTTCAGTTGATGTTCCAATATAAGATGCAGTATCTATTGTGTTACCCCACCAAGAACTATCGTATATTTCGTTTGCCATTATCTTTTTCTTTTTTTGTTAAGTATTTCTTTAGCTTTACAATATTATGTTTCTTTGGTTTATATCTACCCATTACAGTACCCAATTTGATGAATTTACATCTTTGTCTGGATATACGTCAGAATCTGTATTACTTGTATATTTTGGAAATAAAGTACTATTAAAACAAATGTAATCTACAAATCTTCTTGTGTAATACTCTGCAAAATCTCTTTGTTTTTGTACTAAAAAATCAACTTCATCTTTTGTTGCACTTTCAGAATTTTCTGATGTGTGTTTAAATACACCACCATTCTTTACTTGATATGCTGCAAATGGTAAATAATCAACCATTGCGTAATGAATCAACATTGGTTGTATGTAATCTGTAACTAAAGATAAATAATTACCAGTTAAACTATCTGCAATTATATCTGCTGATATTTTATCATACAACTTACTCCCTAAATAGTTTTGTATGTGTATCTCTTGTGCAATCTTAACAAATTGTATAAATTTATCTGTATCAACGTTGCCATCAATAATACTATTCTTTACTAAATCTGTTCTACTTATGAATAATGCAGTTGCCATTTATTATCTCTTTTTATTTACAAATCCGTTATTTGGCATATCTTTTGGCTTTGTTGATACCAAAGTAGGCTCTTCACTTTTAGAAGGTGCTTTTATCCCTTCATCTTTTCTTTTTTGCTTATAAATAGGCTTTGTTTTTGGACTATTTATATCTGGCTTAACGTTGTTTTTAGACATATAAGTCTTTCTTAACCAAAAATGATGACAATCTCCTCCTCCTTTATACAACCATATATCATAAGTATCAGCACCACCTAATCCCCAACCAGCATTAACTGCTTTTTGGCTCATCTGTTGTATATCTTCTTTTCTGTATATTTTTTTAGCTTTTACCATTTTTGAACAAAACTCTCTTGAATTATTGCTAACTGCTAAAGGTGCGTATTGATAACGTACCATATACTTTTTATCTTCTTCAGTTTCTCCATCTAAATTACTCTTTGCATTTGGTCTAGCAGTTCCAGTTGTTGCTAAATTCCAAACTTTTGACAATACAGATAATTTAGGATTGTTTAATTTATTTAATTCTTCGTCTAATTCATCTTCTGCATCATAATCAACTTTTCTTTCATCAATCAATTCCCAATTTTCTAAATCTTCATCTTCTCCAAATTCTTCTAAATCAGAAAATACCTTTGACATCTTAACACCAGTTTCTTCTTCTCTTGTTTCTTCGTCTTTTACATTATCTAAATCCAAGAATTGTAATGGTTGTAACGTCTTAAAGTATAGATTTAAGGCAATATCATTAAAAGCAAGTATTTTATCAAATGCATCAGTTAAAAGTTCTTGAAAAGGCACTATAACTGTGTTGTGCATTAATATAGATGCAGTTTTTAACTCGTCTGCATTATTACCAAGTCCACTTGAATCTTTTATACCTAATAACATAGGAGATACAATTCTATGAGATACCATTATCTTCTTTTGTGATTCGTCACTTAAGAATTGGTATTGGTTATGTGCATCAGATAATTGTACTGGTGTAATATCAGCTTGTGATTCTTTGTCATCGTTAAAAGCAAGTATAAATTTACCAGCATTTGAACTACCTTGAAATTTAGCTTGTATCTTACTTTCTATTAATGATTGTTTTTCTTCGTCTGGTACTCCGTTGTTAAAGTTGATTAACATTGATGGAGCAAGACCATTCATTATATTGTTTAAATGATAGTTACTTATTTCTTCTTCTAACTCTGCATATTGTAAACCACCTTGATAATCTGGTGTACTATAATAATACATACCAGCAACATAAGGTTTAACATATAATATCTCAATTGGTTGAGGTGTACTTGAAACACCAAAAGATGGTATTCTTAATGGTCTGTCACTCGGCTTTATATTTGCCCAATCTGGATGATAGTAATATGCTTGTACTTGTTTATCTCCTTCTCCACATTTCTCTGCTCTTAAAGTTTCTATTGGCAAGTGTTCTACTTTAGCAATAGATTGTTTATCTTTTGAATAAATTACTTGTATTGCACATTGTCCAGTTAGTTTTAAATCGTATGATAATTGTCTAACAACATCTTTTTTAAATAAAGATATCATTCTTGCATAACTCTCTGGTTTCTTTGAACTATCAGTTGCATCTAAACCTTTTCCATATATCATTTGAGATATACCATTTACACAAGCATTATTTGTAGCACTTCCGTTGAATCTGTCTATTAGAAACTGAAAGTAATTATTGTCTGCTCCAAATTCAACCCATTCTTTTGATTTAGATTCTACAATTTGTGGAGATGTGTAAGTAGATAAATTTACAAAACTAACTTTAGAATTGTTTTTCTTTGCCACTTTTGGCTTTCTGTATTTATTTATGTGTTTACTCATAATATTATAAAGTCATTGTTACCACTCTTTTCTTTGTACACATCTTTATTTACTGTATAGTGTTCGTTATTAGATTGGTTTGTTGATTGTGCAGTACAAAATATTTTATCTCTGTAAATAATATCTGCTTCTGTTACAGAGCCTTGACCATTATATACTTTTAAATCATAAAACCTACCTTCAACCAATGTGAATACGTTTGTTAGTTCAACATAGTTTTTATTAATTATAGCAGATGGTAAAATTATTGTTTCATCATTTGTACTGTCATCCCTTAATTTTATTGTAACACTTGTTGAATATACTCTTGGTATAATCTTTATTGTTTGTGTGTTTGTTGTAGGTAACAAATGTTTCATATATATATAATACTAAAAGTTTGTATTTTTATTTATTACACATAAAAAAAAAGGTAATCAATTAAGACTACCTTTCTTTAAAAACAAATTATGAAAAAAACTATGCGTTAGGGTCTATTTGACTAGAACTCTCATTAGATGTTATAACAGTTGATGTTACAAAAAATGCTGGGTCAGTTTCTTGACCTTCTAACGTTAAAGTAAACCCACTTAAATCTCCCATAGCAGCACCAGATACAATTGTACCTCCAGTTACTTCTGCTCCGTGTTCTAAACCTACCATAAAGAAATTACCATTATAATCTTCTATTGCAACGTGAGGTCTTGCAGTAGCTAATAATTTTATTTCTTCTTGTGTAGCTTTATCTAAAACTGGTAATGTTAAATTTAAAGTTTGTGTGTAAAATGTAGTTCCGTTTTCTCTTGAACTATTAATTGTGGTTTCTAGTGAAGAATTACCTTTGATATCAAATTTAAAGAAGTCTGGTGTTCCAGCTACTGCAGTAATCTCTCCAGATGCTATTGTTGTAGTACCTAAAGTACCATAGTCTGCGAAATAAACTGCTTTTAAGCCACCAACACTACTTTTACAAGGTAAAGCTCTACCAGATGTAAGTAAACAAGCCATTGATTTTTATTTTTTTAAGTTATTAAAAAAGGGTAAGCAGATTAACTACCTACCCTCATTATTATTGTTTGTTATTAGACTATAGTCCTAATCCGTAAGATACGATATCTTCAACAACTGCATATTGTACTCCAGCAGTATATCTCATAATGAAACGTACATTTTGAGAACCATCTAAATCAGCCATATCTAATACTTTTACTTCGTTGTGGTCTGATAAAAGTCCAGTTCCAAAGAATAAGTTAGATTTTTGTGCTGCTATTGCATTGTTATCAGAAAGTCCGTTACAAGCTACAACTTTTACACCATCAAAATATTGGATGTCCATATCTTGGTTGTGTCCTAATCCA